CCATTATTTATGTACAACTGGGGTAATGTAAATTATCCTAATGGTTATTCATTTGTACAATTTGCAGTAACAGCTGCAGATCAAAAATTTCACAAAGTAGTCCCTTACGGAAACGCTAGAGGCCCAGAACACAAGACCCAATCTTATGCGAGCACCCCTGCAATACGAGAAGCTGCGATGATAATTGCAGTGGACATCTGGCAAGCAAGACAAGTTAGCCAGACTGGTGGGGTAGGCATGGATGGGGTCAGTGCTAGCCCTTATCGGATGGGTTATCAGCTGATTAACCGAGTGCGTGGCCTCATCCAGCCATATTCAGCACCAGCATCACTGGTAGGTTAATATGCCAGCTGCGATTACCACACTACGTAGCACACTAGCCACAGATCTTACAAACGCTGGCGTGTGGTCAGTCTTTGCATTCCCACCAGCTACATTACTTGCCAATGCAGTATCGATCACCCCTGGCGATCCTTACATAGTGCCGAGCAATAACGATCATGTAACAGTATTGCCTTTAGCAAACTTTAGAATTTTAATCACTAAACCTGCGTTAGATAACCAGGGCAACTTGGCTGGTATGGAAGATTACATAGTAGCCGTAGTAACAAAGTTAGCAGCGTCAGCGCTGACACTTAATATATCAAGCATTTCGGCTCCAGCAATCGTAAGCGCTCAAAGTGGCGATTTATTGGTGTCTGAAATAACAGTATCAATCCTAACGAGCTGGAGTTAATTATGAGCAAAGAAGAAGATTTAGCCTTCTTAATTAAGACAGGCCAAATAAAGGAAGCACCAAAAGAAAAAGCACAACCTAAAAAGGAAGAGGAATAACAGTGGCAATTTACTTAAACAATAACGTAGGCATCAAGCTAGCGACCAACGCTGCGCCTACTACACCATCTATTGATATTAGCGACCTAGTATCTAGCGCTGTTATCAACCAAATCGTAGATGAGCTAGAGATTACTGCGATGGGTGACACCGCTCACCGATTCGTAGCAGGTCTACAATCAGGCACATTTACAATCGACTTTATGAACGACTGGGCAACATCTGAGGTAAGCCAGACTCTTAATGAGGCATTTGGCAAGACTCTAGCTGTATCAGTAATTACAGTTAAGGGAACTACAGTTTCAGCTGCTAACCCTACCTACCAGTTCTCAATCTTAGTAAATAACCTAACACCAATTGGATCAGCTGGAGTAGCCGAAATTGCTACATCTAGCGTTACATTTACTGTAAACTCTGGAATCACAGTATCGCCTACAGTGGCGTTCTAATTAAGGAGTAACAATGGCAAAGCTAAAGATTACTAGGGCTACTGGTGAAGTCACAGAACACAAGATAACACCAGGTGTCGAATACGCTTTCGAGTTGAAATACAATGCAGGTATTAGCAAGATGCTGCGTGAGCATGAACAGCAAACCCATATTTATTGGTTAGCTTGGGAGTGCTTGCGCAGATCAGGTGCACAAGTACCTTTATTTAATGCAGAGTTTATAGACAGCCTAGAAACTGTCGAGGTATTAGACGAAGAAAAAAAATAACACAGCGGGATTCTATCCTTTACGGCATCGCACAGCTGTCCGTAGAAACTGGAATACCGCCTACCGAGTTTATCAATATGGACTCGGAAATGTATCGGGCAATAGTACAAGTATTAACCGATAGAGCTAAGGAGATCAAAAATGCCAGCAGAGGTCGTAGGCGTTAAAGATGTAATGAAAGGCCTTAGTTTTATTGATGAAGATATGTACGACAGAATTAAAACAGTTTTAGATCCTATGATGCGCCAGGTAGAAGCTACTGCTAAAGGTTATGTACCTAGTAATACAGAGGTACTATCTGGCTGGTCTAAGCCAATCTCTTCACAGGTAGATTACAGACCATTTCCAAAATATGAATACAATAATGTTAGAGGTGGCATAGGTTACAAAGAAGGCCAAAATAGAAGATTTAAGAATGGTTTTCAAGTAGAGAATTATGTCTACAACGTAAGCGCAGCTGGTCGTATTTACGAAACCTCTGGCCGATTAAACCCACAGGGTAGAGCGCCATTTACATCTGTTAACCAAGGTGGTGGCACAGTTGCATTTAAGAAGTCTGGTAGCGCTAAAAGTAGAAGCCGATCTACACGATCATATAATTCTAATAACCCATTTGCTGGCTATCAGTTCGTTACAGATATGCCACCTCTTACATCACAGCCAAAGATTAAAGATGTTAGAAGTGGTGGGGCTAAAACTAAAGGCCGCTTGATCTATAAGGCCTGGGCTAAAGATAGCCCTAAGATTTACGATTCTATTCTTAAAGCCATTACTGCTACAGCTGATTACTTTAACGATACAACAGAATTAAAGAAGGTGGCATAGTGGCCAATGTAGTCGTATCCGCACTCGCTACCTGGAATGGTAAGGCACTTAAAAAGGCCAAGCAGGATGTTAATGTATTTGACAAGCAATTAAAAAGTTTAGCACGTACCTTTGGAGTTACCTTTAGTGCTACCGCTATTGTTGCATTTAGTAAGAAGGCAGTTAGAGCGTTTGCCGAGGATGAAGTAGCAGCCAAATCGCTTGCATTACAGCTAGAAAATACAGGTAATGCATTTAGAGTTAATGAAGTAGAAGATTACATAAGAAGCCTAGAGAAAACTTATGCGATATTAACCGATCTACGTAGACCATTTCAAACCTTTCTTAACTTAACTAGATCAGTAGCCTTATCACAAAGAACACTAGAGGCTGCATTAAATATAAGTGCTGGCACTGGACAAAGCCTAGATACTGTAGTAGGTGCATTAGCGGCTGGTATAAGAGGTCAAACTAGAGCACTGGCTGGATTAAACACAGGTATAGATGCATCCATAATTAAATCTGGCGATATGAATGAAATCATGGCAGAGCTTGAAAAGAAATTCTCAGGTCAAGCATCGGCTAGATTAGATACTTACTCTGGCAAGATGGATGCGCTTAAAAAGAGTTCAGATGAGGCTACTAAGGCTATAGGCGCAGGACTAGTAGATGCTTTAACTATTCTAAGTAAAGATAAATCTATAGAGAATCTGTCAGACAACTTTGAAAACTTAGGCAATAATATAGCGTTTGCAATTAGAGAATTGGCTAAATTAGTAAGTGGCTTTAACGACCTAGTAAGTAACCCATCTTTCAAAGCTGGTCTATTGGCTTTGGCTATAGCCAGTAAAAGCCCTAAAGCTGTTGCAGCAGCCTTTGCTATTATTGGTGGTAGCGCTGCGGCAGGTGTAGCCACCAGAGATTTCGGTGGTAGAGAATTACCAGATAATGCAAAGCGCAGTGCATCAAGAATTGAACTTAAGTCTATTAAAGATAGTACAAAATTTAGAAAACTTGAAAACGAACAATTAAAGAAAAAGACTGCGGTAGATGAACTATCTGCTAAGTTTGATGTTGAGCGTATTGGATTCCAAAAAGCGCTTAATGAAGCCACAGATGAAGAAACCAAATTACGCATTAGAGCCCAATTAGCAATTTTAGATAATAATGAAGCATTAGCCAAAAAGATATTAGAAGAATTAAAGGCGGCAGATGCAGCAAAGAAATTAGGGGATGCATTAGAGGCTAGTGCTGATAAATACGATAAAATGATAAGTGGCTTAATTGGACAATTTAGAGCGCTAGGTTTATCACTACAAGAATCTATGGCCTTAGCAGGTATGTCTGCTAGATACCAGGCGCAGGCAGATGCCTTTGCAGCTGGTAGAGGTGGTGGTGGCGCTGCTCCATTATCTAATGATCCATACGATATTTTGATTAGACAGCTTGCACCAGAGTTAAATGCCTCTTATGGTCTATCTGCACAAGAATCTATATCTTTAGCCACCATGTCTGCAAGGTATCAGGCACAAGCCGATGCAATTACTTTAAGAATAGATGCCTCTGGCGATAAGATGAGCCAAGCAATAGCTGAAAGTATTCAGCAGGCAACTCGAAATGGTTATAGTATTTCTGGCGCTGGGCAGTTACCATAATGGCTGTACCTACACTTAATGCAATAATAAATTTTAGCACTGGCCCATCTACTGCTCAGGCTATGCAATTAGATATTGGAATTTTAGGTACTAACGTATTGGCAGATTCTGTAGCTGTAATCGTGGATGTATCAAATCGCATTAACAGGGTAGAAACTAATAGAGGCCGTACTGCACTTAGCGATCTATTCCAAACAGGTTCACTTACTCTTCGTCTAACAGATCAGAATGGCGACTTCAACCC